TATTCTCATTTCGTGGGCAGTGAAAACAATCCACTTCCTGAACCACCTTTTATTGTTTACCTTTGCACATCGTCAGCCAATTTTATTGCTGATAATGTCGTTCATCAAAAAGGAGACAATGTGCAAATTGAACTCTACACAGATATGAAAGATTTAGCTGCTGAAAGTTTAGTGGAAACGATATTAAATGACGCAGAGCTGCCTTGGGCTTCGACAGAAACTTACATTGATTCTGAACAATTATTTCAAAAAATATATGAAGTGAGGTTATTTTAATGCCAGAAAACAAAGTGGTATTTGGTTTAAGAAATGCTCATTATTCTGTTGTCACAGAAGGAGCCGATGGAGCACTTACTTATGCGGCACCAGTTCCATTACGAGGTGCGGTGGAAATTGCATTGGACCCAAAAGGAGACCAAGCCGACTTCTACGCTGACGATGTTCTTTATTACACAACTGTTTCTAACCAAGGATATGAAACAACTTTAACGGTTGCCAATATTCCAATGGAGTTCAGAATTGATGTTTTAGGCGAAGTGTTGGAAGGCGCAGATAATGTTCTGACTGAAAATGCAAATGCCAAACCAAGAAAAATTGCTTTCTTGTTTGAGTTTGATGGGGACATAAAAGCAACAAGGCATGTGCTTTATAATTGCACTGTTTCAAGGACTGGTTTTAGTTCAGCAACAAAAACTGAAACTGCTGAACCACAAACTCAGGAATTAACACTTGTGGCAGCACCACGCTCAAACGATGGAGTGGTTAAACGGTCCACCACTGGTGATACTCCAGATGCAGTTTATGATGCTTGGTATACAACTATTTATAACCCTGTTGTTACACCGTAAAGGATGAAATCAAATGGAAAAAATAATAATTATTGATGGAAAAAGTGTTCGTTTTAAAAGTAACGGAGCTACTCCATTAAGATACAAAGCGCAATTCGGAAAAGATTATTTGAAAGAAATTCTTAAAATGGCTCCTATTGAAAATCTCAGTAAAAAGAAAAGTAAAGAAGTAAATGCAAAAGACCTTGAAGTTTTAGACTTTGAGGTTTTTTACAATATTGCATGGATTATGGCGAAAACTGCTGACCCTTCCATACCAGAACCAATTACATGGTTAAGTGAATTTGAAGAATTTCCTATTGCTGAAATCTTTCCTGAAATGCAGGAATTGATGCTTTCTACCTTAACTTCCTCAAAAAAAAAATAGTAGAAGATAGTAGTGGTGGAGAAATCTCAACTGAAACTTATCTAGCCATGTGTTATAAATGCAAATTAACAAACCATGACCTTGAATTAATGACGATTGGAATGTGCATCGATTATATCGAAGAATATATCGAACAGTCCAAACCAGCGGAAAAACGTAAGAGAAAAGCAACACAAGCTGACTTTGATTCTTTCTAAGGATGTGAGTATGTGGCGGATCGTTTGAAAGGAATAACGGTAGAAATCGCTGGTGACACTGGCGGTTTAAATAAAGCCTTAAAAAATGTAAATCAAGAAAGTCGTTCTTTGCAAAGTGAACTATCCGATGTGGAAAGGCTGCTAAAATTCAATCCAGATAATGTGGAATTGATCGCACAAAGGCAGCAGCTACTAAATCGACAAATTGAAACCACTTCAAATAAATTAAATCAATTAAGACAAGTGGAACACCAAGTTCAGCAGCAGTTTGAACGGGGAGATATTGGCGCTGACCAATTCCGAGCGTTCCAACGTGAGATTATTGCCACAGAAGGACGATTGCAGCATTTCCAACACCAAGCTCAGGAAACTGGACAAAGAGCAGAACATTCCTTTAAAGGGATGGGTGCTGGAATCGCAAATGGAATTGCTGGTGCGGTGGCTGGCGCTGGCATTGGTACAGTCATTTCAAAATCATTAGAGAATGCGGCTCTGGATACGAAAATTAAACTAGGTTTTGATGTCGATGATTCACAAATTCCGAAAATCAAAGGAATTATTTCTACTATCGAAGCCTACGGTGTGGATGGCGAAACTGCTCTCGAAGGTGTGAGAAAACAGTTTGCTTTAAATGGCGATGCTGCTGATTCAACAAATGAAAAAATCATTCAATATGCTGCAGCAATCTCAAAGAGTTTTGCTGACATTGATTTCAATGAATTAATTCAAGAATCGAACGAGTTTGCCGAGGCGGTTGGTGTCACTCAAGAAGAAGCTCTTGGAATGACCAACACACTTTTAAAGGCAGGATTTCCTCCTGACCAATTAGATATTATGAGCGAATATGGAGCGCAGCTTCATCGTGCTGGCTATAACGCACAAGAAATCCAAGGAATCTTTGCTGCTGGAGTGGAAACAAAATCTTGGAATATCGACGTGCTGCTTGACGGTGTGAAAGAGGGACGAATTCGATTAGCGGAGTTTGGCGCTGGGATTGATAAAACCACTGCTGGATTAATTAAAGGTACAAATATTTCAGCAGGAGAACTACAAAGATGGGGAGAAGCGGTTGCCGAGGGTGGAGATGCAGGAAAAGTTGCTTTCGGTGAAGTTGCCACAGAATTAGGTAAGGTTGAAAACAGTACACTAAGAAATAAAATTGGAACTCAGCTATTTGGGACCCTTTGGGAAGAGCAAGGAAAGAAAATTACTGATTCCTTGGCTGGAGCCAATTCCAAAGCTGGAGATTTTAAAAAGAACCAAGATGGAATTAATTCGTCCGTGGCTGCACTTAACAACGATCCACAGGTTAAATTGAATACTGCTATAAGTAATATGAACACTGCCTTAACACCTTTGATGACAATGGTTGCAGATTTTGTTGCAAAAGTGGCTGATTGGGCAGCTAAAAATCCAACGTTGACTGCAACTCTGGTGGCGCTGGGTGTTGCTTTCGGAATCCTTATGGCTGCTGCCATAGCTTTGACTCCTGCGATTTTGGCTTTGACAGGAGCGAATTGGGCGATGGTAGCTAGTATGGCTGCTCTCATTTTACCAGTTTTGGCGGTGATAGCAGTTATCGGTGCTGTAATTGCCATTGGAGTTTTGCTCTATAAAAACTGGGGAACCATCCGAAAAAAAGCAGCTACTGATTTTGGTCAACTCATTACTATCATAAAAGGCATCTGGGAACGAATCAAAACTAGATTCAATCAAGGTGTGCAAGATATAAAGACTGCGTTTGGAAAAATCACTTCATTCTTTAAGGGAATCAATTTAAAAGATATTGGTGCCAAAATCATTGGCGGTCTAATAAAAGGTATGTCGAATATGTACGAAAAGGTTAAAACCAAAGCCAGAGAAATTGCAAACACTGTGAAAGAAGCTATAAAAGACAAACTATCTATTACAAGTCCTTCAAAAGTAACTGAAGAACTGGGTATGGAAACTGGCGCAGGATTTGTAAAAGGATTAGAAAGTCAAATTAAGGTTGCTCAAGAAACTGCGTCCAAACTTGCGAAATCAATGACCACTTCAATTAATGCTCCAAAAACAAATGAACTTGGAAAATATAAAGATGTGATAACTAAATATTTTCAAGCCATCCGAGAAGATGGAGATTGGTTGAATGACTGGGCAAGCCACATTCCTAAACAGTTTCAAAAGAACTTGTTGGCAATGGGACAAGAAATGAAAAATCTCGAAGGTGGAAGTATTGCTCAACGAAACGCTGCGGTTCAAAAAGCTTTGACTGTCAATTTACATTCTCCCAAGGCTTTAGATGTTCGTGAAGCACAATTGGTTTGGAATCGAACCATTCAAAAACTGTCGCTAGAGTGGTAAAAAGTGAGGTGACAAAATGCTTAAAGTTAGCTCCATTGAATTTAAAGATAAACAGGAAAGAAGCTATTTTATCAATGGTTTTCAAATTGAATCTTTCCCTTTAACAGGAGGAACGAATTCAAATATAGTCAAATCAAAATCATGGAACCAACATGGTAATACTTTTGTGAGCAGCTATATGGAATCATTCGAGGGTGACTTGGTGTTTGCCATGTACACAAACTACTTGTCGAATGATGAAATAGCTTTAGCAAGGCAGGAAGTTGCAACGGTCTGTAACCCTTTGAACGGTGTAATTGAAATGACTATTACTTTAAATAATGGTGCCATTTATCACAGAGATGTCACTTTCTTAAGCGCTCCTATTTTCCCCATTGGATTTGAAAACAGAAATCAAATGTGGCAAAAGGTCCAGCTGCAATATGAAGCCAATAATCCCTTTTGGTATTCAAACCGAACGATTACTGAAACTTTTCAACAATCCATTCCTTTGTTCGAATTCCCTTTTGCCATCGAAGAACCTTTTGAATTTGGAACTTATTTACCTTCTAAGATAGTTGTAAATGAAGGGCAAGTTGAAGCGCCAGTGATTATAACGATAATTGGTGCGTGCATTAATCCTGTTATCGAAAATGTATCAACAGGAGAAATGATTCGGTTTAAAAATCTGACGATGGCAGCAGATGATAAGCTGCTGATTGACACCACTTTTGGACAAAAGAAAGTGCTGCTGAATGATGTGGAAAATGTATTTTATGCTTTGGACTTTTCCTCTACCTTCTTTAATTTAAGGCTGGGTGAAAATGAAATTGACTTTAGAGATGATACATTGGTCACTCCAGAAGCAACTATCTATTTTGTTTATAGAAATATGTATCATACGATCTAAAGAAAGGAAGTTTTGAATGACTGTCTTATCCTTTTTTCACAATTCTGTTGGCGGAGATAGGACCTATGAATCCGATGACTTCGCAAAACATACAGGGACGATTATTGGCGATGGTGTGGTCGAGGGACTGCAAGTAAATTATACAAATGCTTATGCCTATACCATTGATGTGGGAAAAGCCATTGTCATGGGACGCTCAGTAATCAATGATGCAATAATTTCAACTTCAATTGGAGTACCAGTGAATGGGGACCTTTATTCGGTTGTGGTTCGAATGGATTTAACTGCTCGTGCAGCTTCGATTGAAACAATTTTAGGTACTGTCTACCAAGATGATAATGCGATTAAGCAAATTCCTCTGGCAACCATTTTAGTGGGAACCAATACGCTTACGATAACTGACAAACGTTCCTATGTGGTTTATAAATCAAATAAAATTCAATTAAAAGATAATGCCATTCAGTATCAACACACATTAGGTAATCTTTACAAAGCGCTCAATTTCAGAGAAGGTTCTGATACCACAGGTGTTGGAATGACGATTGGTGCTGGCGGTACAACCATTGTTGGTGGTGGCGAATCTGCTCTTTCAACAATGTTAAGTGCATTGATTCCAGATGCAATTACCGAAAAATTGATTTTAACAAGTGATTACAATGTTGAGATTTGGACTGGCATGCAAGATGTTGGAACCAATGCAACTGTCGGAAAAAGATTTATTTTTCAAAACAACGGTGACTTAAATATCGGTGGGAACAATGTGGATTTAACGACATGTACATTCCGATATACGGCAGCTTCAAAAATACTTGAAATCTTTCATTGGACAGGAACTGCTGCACAAGATGTGGTTCAATTGGCGGTGGGAGATATTCTTTATCAGAACGCACCTTGGACAAATTTAACTTTGCAAGGTGGCGCACAAGTATATTCAACAGGCACCACTCCTCAATATAAGAAAAAAGGCGGAGTTGTTTTCCTTAAGGGTGCCATAAAGAATTTAACTGCGGCTGGCACGATTATCGGAACGCTGCCTGATGGATATAGACCAAGGGGAACTTCGCATAATTATGCAATGCCGACCAGTGGTTCTCAATTTGCTAGATGGGCAGTAAATACGGATGGAACGATTAAACTCGAAGCGGTAAATACAACAATTGCTGTTGGTGATTGGTTCCCAATAAACACTTGTTTCGATGCTGACTGAGGCTGATAAATTATGGCGAAAAATGTGCAAATCAATATTTTTAATAATAATTTAGTTTGGCAAAGTGCCATTGATAATGTCGAATCATTTGTCCATCGCAGCTCTTGGCATGAAATCGTAAATAGCGAGTTGATCGTCGGCCGAGATGTTCAAGGTGTGGAGTATATGGAACTTGGATATATCGTTATCGTCAATAATGATTTCCACAAAGCATTAATTATTGAGGATATGACTGCAAACATAGCTGAAAACACTTGGTCCATAAATTTGATTCCATTGAAAGCACTTCTGAATTATCGAATTGCACACCCAACGGATTCTGGGAGTTTTGCAGCTACAAGTCAGGCTGCGGTTATGATGCAGCTTGCCTCGAAAAACTTAGTGACACAATTTCGAGACCCTGACAGGAAATTCTTCAAAGCTGATGGAGTGAACAACTTATTTAGTATTGCAAGTTTGAAAACCTATGGAGATATTATTGATTATACAGTCGATTGGGACACAGGTCAGCTTGGGGACGCAATTATTGAAGTTGCAAAAATGTTTGATGATGAGCCTAATAAATATCCGATTGGCTGGAATGTTTATGTGAAAAGCACACTGGATGGTATTCAAATGGACACCTATCGTGCAGCAGATCGTTCAATAAAACAAAACGTTAATTCTCCTGTGGTTTTCAGTGAGGATTTTAATAATATTAAAAATGCGGAGTATTCAAAGTCCATTCGAGATTGGGTTAATGTCTCCTATGTTCAATGGAACGATGGAACAAACGACCAAACCACTGCGGTGGGGAATAAAAAGTTTGGACCAACAGTGGGATTTGAACGAAAGGAAATTATCACTGATTCCAGCCTTGAAAAATCCAGTGAAATTTATGCCGAAGGACATGCCAATTTAAAAAAGCGTCCGAAAGTAGAAAGTTTCACTGCTGAAATATTAAACAATCCAAATACTATGAGTACGTATGAAGTGGACTGGTTCTTAGGGGATATAGTCACCCTTCAAACGAGGACAATTAATAAAGACTCAATCCTTTCATTTGACGCTCAAATTATACAGATTGAAGAAGTTTATGACCAAGGAGAATATAGTTTGGCAGCAACTTTCGGTGACACTAAATTATCACTCATTCAAAAAATTAAGAACACTATTACTCAGCGGAGGTAGAAATGCTGACAAAAAAATTCTTTCTAAAAGAGCAGCGGCTGGTGGTTCTTATTTGCATCGCTGCTGCCATGCTAGTTGGAAGTTTACAAACTGCTTATATAATTAAGTCCATCGATAAGGAGAAATGGTAAATGTTCAATGATACGATTTTAGCAAATTACGCTCTGCAAGCAGCGGTCATCATTCCGATAGTTACTGCAATTGTTCAGGCTTTTAAGTTTTGGGTAAACGATAAATACTCACCTTTTGTTGCGATGCTTGTCGGAATTGGTATAACTTTTCTGTTTGCTCATGATGCCATGTCGGATTTAAGTGGCACAATATTATTAGGCTTGCTTTTTGGATTAGCAGCCTCTGGTTTATATTCTGGTTTATCCTCTACGACAAATGCCATTCGAACGGCAAAAGCGGAAAAAGCTGCAAAAGCGGAAAAGGAAAAAGAAACAACATAAAACCAAAAGGTGGGAGATATAATTGGTGCTAATTTTTCTTGATGCTGGTCATGGCGGCAAAGATTCAGGTGCTGCTGCAAATGGGATTAAAGAAAAAGATGTCACATTAGATATTTGCAATAGAATTCAAACAGGATTAAAAGCCTATAAAGATACCGAGGTTCTTGTTTCAAGAAGCACAGATGTTTACGTTTCATTGGATGAACGAACGCTGGCAGCTAACCGAGCGAACGCAGATTTGGTTCTTTCGATTCATTGTAATGCGGCAACCAGTCCAGCAGCAAATGGGTTTGAATCATATGTTTATACCACTCCCAATGCAGCTACGGTGGCGATGCAAAATGTTCTTCATAGTGAAATTATGAAAGCGCTGGGGACCACAATCGTGGATCGTGGCAAACAACGAAAAAACCTTCATATGTTACGTGAATCAAAAATGAAAGCCATCTTGACGGAAAACTTATTCGTGAGCAATCCGAAGGAAGCTGCTCTTTTGAACGATTCTGAAATGAGGCAGCGCATCGCAACTGCTCACGTTCTTGGATTGGAGAAGTTTCTTGGTTTGAAAAAAGCAGCGCAACCTCCTCCGATACCTGAAAAACTATGGTATGTTCAAATGGGCGCTTTTGCTGAAAAAGAAAATGCTGACGCTTTGGCAGCAGATTTGATGAAGCAAGGGTATAGACCTTTAGTAAAATACGAATAATAGTATTAGAGTTGATTGTCTTGCCATAGTGGTATCTCCATCCTTTCGATATTAGTCCTGAAGAGCAGCTGCGGCTGCTCTTTTGTTTTTGGAATACCTTTAATTGGTATCTATGAGAACGAGCAGCAAAGACCATAATAAACATACATAGCTGGCTGCTATTTCAATGGACTAAAAAATGTGAACCAAGCGCATGCGCTTGTTAGTCCAGATACCATAGAACATCCTTTTGTGATTTCTCGACCAACAGACCCTGTTACAAAAATCTGTTTCTTTTCATTAAACGTATGGCTACGTTTACCAAGTAATCTTTTTTCATCTTTAGGTTAAATTAATAGTACGTTCTGGATTTTCTGGTCATGGTTTTTCCTCCTATAACATAGTTCGGATTTGGGACCCTCTCACCAACGGGGTTCCTTTTTTTATTTGTCTTTTAATTTATCCTCTTGAACAAACTTCTTGATGTTCCTATTTATCACAACATCCCAATGAAAATTACAAAGGCTATTGAAGGAATAGGCACCTCGCTTTTCGCAATTCGGATAAACGCACTGCCTTGGGTTAGTGGGCATTTCAAACCTCCTTCTTCCATGTATTTCATTAGGTTTCCCTTGGTTTTCTTTGCTATAACTATGGACGGTTGGGAATGAAAATGATATGATCTATATATACCAAGGGGGGGATAAAAAATCCCCACCCAAAAACTGGAGGAAAACAAAATGACAAAAATGGCTGAAATCTTAAACAAAATCGGACGAGTAAACTTCAAGAAAAACTTCACAAAAGAGGAATTCAAATATATCGAAGAAATCCTTTTCGCAGACGGAATGGTAAACATCATCAGAAAGGGCAAAGGGCACGAGGTACGAATCGAGCCTACCGCAAACGGACGCTTCATAACAGGGATATAAAAGAAAGGCGGCTCGCATCCAAAAGGGTGGGAGCCTTAGCCAGTGAGAAAACCAAAACCAACCAAAAGGGAGATAAAATCAAAATGAAAATTACAACTACCGAACAACGCAGACTGGACTTATTCGAAGCTGGGCACTCAATCGAGGAAATCGCAGCAGCCGAAGGAGCTACCATCCAATCCATCAAGACATCAATCTGGAGGGCAAAGGCGAAGCGAGAGGGCACATATAAAGCGCCAGCAGCATCAACGGGCAGCAGCAAAAAGAAAAGCAGTGGCTTCAACTTTTCCGAGGAGGATATGGAAAAGGTAAACTTTATCAAAGACTCTTTCAAAAATCAATACGGAAGCGACCTATCGGACGCAGACCTTATCCATAGAGCCTTGAGAAATCTTTTCGACGAAACTTACAAATACGAAGAAATCTTGAAAGAGAAAAAAGCCAAAGCCGAGCGTGAAGAAAGGGAGCGCAAAGAAAAAGCCGAGCAGGAGCGAAAAGAAAGACAGCGCAAAACCAGAACGAAACAACGCTTCGGAAGAATGAAACTTAAATACTTCACAGGGCACGAAGAAACCACGCAAGAAATCAAAAAGACTTATAAAAAATGGTCGAAGCAGCTTCACCCAGACATGCCGACTGGAAACCATGACGC